TCTGATGGCAACATCCAAACAGTACAAGACCTAGTTAAGTTTAAAGTTCGTGACGATTTTGATTAATGGCGTTCAAGTTTACCGTAGACTATCAACAGCTACGGCTGATAATTCAAACAGACTCTACTGAGTCTGTAAATTTATTTCAACACCTAAAAGCTACTGTAGATTCTATAGATCTTAAACAGGTCGTAGCTTTTCAACAACTTGTAGCCGCAGAATTAAATGTAGATGCTGACACTCTAAACAGGTACTTTACCGCACAATACAACTCACCTAACGCAGAGACAGTCACCCTAGCAGACGCCCCAGCTTTAACTTTTGTAACTACTAAAACAGAAACGATTGCTATAGCAGAAGAAACAGCACTTGCTTTTGCTAGTGGTAAATCAGACACAGTAAGCATCTCTGAATCTCTTACTAAAGTAGTAGACTTTGTTAGGGCCTTTAGTGATACTCCTACTCTCAGCGACTCACCAGCGATTGCTTTTAGTACAGCGTTTAGTGATAGTAGCGCATTAAGTGAAGCCGCTGTATTAAGTATTGAACCAGCAAAGAGCGATACTTTATCTTTTAGTGATGCACAAATTCTAGGAATAAACCCTGCTAAAAGCGATACTCTATCGGTATCTGATGCGCCAGCATTTAGTCTTAGTGTGCCGCACTCTGAAACAGCAACTATATCTGAGGCAAAGGCATTAGCTGTAGATAAACCGATACCCGCAGGTGGCACTGTTACTTATACAGTCACGGTAGCAAGTTACTATGGATATAATTATTTTTATATTGATGGCTCAAGAGCACCAGCACTAACGTTAGATGTAGGTAAAACATACAGATTCGACTTGTCTGATTCAAGCGTAAGCGGACACCCATTAAGGTTTTCAGAAACAGCGAATGGTTCACATGGTGGGGGCTCTGCATATACAACTAATGTGACTGTAAGTGGCACACCAGGGTCTTCTGGTGCTTATGTAGAGATACAAGTGACTGGATCTACACCAAGCAGCCTACATTATTATTGTGCAAATCATAGTGGTATGGGGGGTGCAATTACCGTGCAAGGTCTTGAATCTGTGGTAGTGTCCGAATCGTTTAGTCGTGTAGCTACGTTTGTACGGGCTTTTTCAGATAGTTATGCACTTGATGACGTAGCAAGCCCTTCAGATGATTTAAGAACAGATGTCCTTATTAATAAAGGAAATGTTGTGGGGGTAGGCGATAGCGATCCCGCAATTGCTTTCTCAACTACTGCTGCAGATACCCCTACAATAACAGAAAGCCTTGCTTATTCCTTCTCAACATCCTTTAGTGAGACTATAAGTTTAGCTGATGTTCTTGTTTCTGGGGCTGGAAGTATTATTTTAGACAGCACTTCTATCTCAGAAAGTTTGGCGCATAGTCTTGGCAAATCTTTATCAGATAGTGCTACAATAACAGAGTCGATAAATGTAGTGTTGATCTCTGGATCAAGTAGTGTTCTTAACACCTCTGCATTTAACACTAGTGTATTAAACTAAAATTGGAGAAATTTTATGATAAACGACGGTTTAAAACTTACAGGTAAGTTAAAAATTGCTCTTAATGGAGAGACTGTCCAAGAAGTCGATAACCTTGTGGTTACTGATGGAAAAGGATATGTTGCCTCTAGAATGAAAGACGCTTCCGCAACTGCTATGTCACACATGGCTATTGGAAGTGGTTCTACTGCAGCTGCAGCTGGTAATTCCGCTTTAGGAAGTGAACTAGGTCGTGTTGCATTAACTAGTACTGCTGTATCAAATGCTGTTGTGACTTACACAGCTACTTTTGCTGCAGGCACTGGTACAGGTGCTGTAACTGAAGCTGGTATTTTAAATGCCTCTTCTTCAGGTACTTTACTTTGTAGAACTGTGTTTTCAGTTGTAAATAAGGGTTCGTCTGACTCAATGACAATTACTTGGACTGTAACAGTTAGTTAATTTTAAAGGAGTTAGCTAATGGCTGTTAAGTTTACCAACAACGCAGCGACAACTCTTGCCGCAGGAATCAATAGCAGCGCCACGAGTATCGCTGTAACAGATGGTTCTGTTTTTCCTACCATAACAGGTAGTGATCACTTCTATGTAACCTTTGACGACACTACTAATAAGGAGATTGTAAAGGTAACAGCAAGAAGTGGTAACACACTGACCGTAGTTAGAGGCCATGATAATACAACTGCACGAGCATTTAGTTCTGGAGATAAAGCAGAACTAAGGATCGTTGCGGCTTTATTAGATGATGTCAAGACTGAAGTTTCTTCTACATTAACCGTTGATACTTTTACTGGCAACGGATCTGCAACCGCATTTACGCTTAGTGTTGCACCAGCAAGTGAAGATAATTTAATTGTATTTATTGAAGGTGTTTATCAAAACCCGGGAGACTTTACTCTTTCAGGAACTACACTTACTTTAGATGTTGCACCTGCTAACAGCCGTAAAATAATTGTTTATCATGTAGCATCGTTAGTTTCAGGCAATAATCTTACTCACAATCAATTTACTTGTAACGGAAGCACCACAGCTTTTACGCTTGGTCTTTCCCCAATACATGAAAACAATACACAGGTGTTTTTAGACGGTGTTTACCAACAAAAAACAGACTATGCAGTAAGCGGTACAACTTTAACCATGGATACCGCACCAGCAAACGGTGCAATCTTAGAGGTCATGACCTTTACTCAAACAGAAGTAAACACCTTACCGGCATCTTTCGTGTCAGGCCTAACACAGGTTACAGCTGTAGGTGCGGATCATTTTATGATCTTCGATGCTACAGACAGTGCATTAAAAAAATCTTTGGTGTCTGATGTTTTAGAATCAGCCACGTCAATTAGCACGAGTGCAGACGCTACAGCAATCACTATTGACTCTAATGAAAAAGTTACTTTTACCAGTGATGTTACTACTGGGGGGCATTTAGAGATTGGTGGTAGCAACAATGAACTAAGGTTCTACGAAGGATCTAACTATGTAGGTTTTGAAGCTCCTGCCTTAACAGGTAATCAAATCTGGGTCTTACCAGCAGCTGATGGTTCTAACGGACAGATAATAAAAACTGATGGGTCTGGTAATTTATCTTTTGCAGATGAAGCTGGTGGAGTAGCCGGTATCACTTCAAGTGCTGACGCGACAGCTATAAGTATTAGTAGCGGAGAAGTTGTTTCATTTACAAATGAAACTATAACAGACGGTAATGGCTCCACAGGAGGAGTAACAGTTTCAGATGGCTTAGTAAAAATAAACACAGGCACTGGTAGTGTTGCTGCGGTTGATTTTTATTGTGAAGTAAATAACGCACACAGAGTAAAATTAAAAGCTCCCGCACACGCAGATTTTTCAGGAAATGTAGACGTTACTTTGCCTAACTATACAAGCACTCTTATAGGCACTAACAGTTCAGGAAATGTAGGTATAGGTGCTACAACTGTAGATGAAAAGATACATGTCGAAGTTTCTTCAGGCGATGCTGCAATAAAACTAGAAGATGCTTCTAATGATTTTATGCGGATAGACCAAAACTCTGTAGGTGCAAACGATAAAATTAGGTTTAAAACAGGTAGCGGTCTTGATGAACGCATGAGGATTGACAGCTCAGGAAGAGTTGGTATTGGAACTAACGCTCCAGGCACAGGCTATGGTGGTGCAATAACTGCTGCAAAATTAGCAATATTAAGTGGTACTGCAGGTAATGACGGTGGCTCATCAACCTTGCTTATTGGTGGAGATGACAAGCATTATGCCTATATGCAAGGTACTCATATAAGCGGTGGCTCTACGCAATTAGATTTTGGAACTGCAAACGGTGCAAATAATCCTACCTTAAGAATGAGGATTGACAGCTCAGGACGAGTTGGAATTGGTACAGCTACTCCAACATCAGGAACAAACCTTGATGTACAAGGAGGCTATATAAGAAGTAAAAATGTTTATATGGGCACAGGTGGTTCTGGAAGTAAATTTGAAGGTGGTAATGGTTCTTATGAGCCGGGAACAGGAAACCTTCTTTGTGGTGCAACTAATTTAGACTTAAGTTTTCTTGTAGTAAAAACTGGTGTTGGAGTTTCTGTACAAGCTAAAGTAGATTCTCCAAGCGGAGATTTTTTTACAAATGATGGCTCAGTATCCTCTCTGTCTGACGAAAGAGTTAAAACCGATATTACAGATTTAGGCGATGGCTTGGAAATAGTAAAACAACTAAGACCAGTAACTTTTAAATATAATGATACTTCAGAAGATCATGAGGGCAATAAAAGACTTGGAGCAGATTCTGACATAATTAATTATGGTTTTATAGCACAAGAAGTAGAAAAAGTAGCACCTCAATATGTAAAAACTGGAGTAGGATATATAAATAACAAAGAAGTTAATGACTTTAGATCTATGTCAACAACAAGAATGATACCTATGTTGTTTAAAGCTATACAAGAACTAGAAGCAAGGGTAAAAGAATTAGAGAGTTAATATGGCAAACACTAAGATAACATCAAGAGTTATAGCGGACGATGCAATTAGTGCATCCCAGCTACAAGACAATGCTGTAACTTCGGACAAAATTGCGGCAAATGCAGTCACAAGCGGCAAGGTCTTAGCTGGTGCTACTGGTCCACAAATCACAGCCATTTCAGGTATATTAGCACCCGATACTGCTGGCAATATTACAATTACAGGCGTTGGTTTTTCAAGCTCTAATGTTTTTGTAGATGTAGGCACCACCACAGCTTTAACAGCAGCCACCTCAGTAACGAACACCAGCTCAACATCTTTAACGGCTGCAATGCCAGCATTATCTGCTGGAACATATAAAGTATTTGTGGTTAACAGTGACGGCAAATCAGCAATGTTTCCACAAGGATTTATAGTATCTGTAGCTCCGACATGGAGTACAAGTGCTGGTGCTTTAGCCGGTGCCATTTCAGGAACTTCTTATAGCGTTACTGTATCAGCAAGTTCAGATTCAACAATTACTTACTCAGTTGCATCTGGTTCTTTACCAAGTGGCATTAGTTTAAATAGTAGTACAGGTGCTATTACAGGTACTGCACCAAGTGATTCATCAAGCACAACTTATAATTTTACGTTAAGAGCAACGGATGCTGAGGGTCAAACTGCTGATAGAGCATTTAGCATATTTAATCTTGCCGTTACAAAGGCTTATACTTTTACAGGCGGCTCAATGCCAAGTGGCATAACACATTCAAGAACAGAAAGTGTTGCAAGCAGAGCACACTACATAAATTCAAGCGGATATGTTACTCCAGTATCAAGTGCAGGTGATGCAAGATTTACACATAGATGGAATGGCAGTAGTGCTGTAGCACAGGGCATATTGATTGAAGAAAGACGAGGAAATTATCACTGGCTCACTGAAACTCCTGATATAAGCACTTGGAATGGTGGTGGCACTTCTGCAACTTGGTCTACAGTATCATCAACATTACCCACTAACTCTAGCGGTAATTGTACAAAAGCAGTAGTTGCCGCAGGAACAAATACATATGTTTATAAATATCATACAAAATGGTCGAGCTCGTTAGACGGAACAAACGCAGGTTGGTACACATGGAGTTTTTATGCAAAGAAAACTAATTCAGGCAATGCAGGAATTAGAATAAGAAATTATGATGCTTCAACTTATTATCAAGGAGCAACTTTTAATTTTAGCACTGGTGCAGTTGTTAATAACTACGCAGGAAATGCTGTTATGGAACAGTTACCGAATGGGTGGTATAGATGTTCTTGCTCGGGTTATAGTGCAAAAGGTTTAGGTCAATATGTTACTTTTGAATTTGGTCTGGAAACCAGTCAAGCACAAACTAACAGCACATATACTGCTACTGATTTTCTTATTTGGGGTATGCAGTTTGAAGATGGTAGAGGTGCGACAAGTTATATTAGAAACGATAGTTCTTATGTTCATGGTTTAACAAATATACTTTATAGAGAATCAGACTATTTAAGAGTAGCTGGTACAGACTGGAGCAACAATATTACAGCAGATAGTGGAAGAACTTACTCAGCTGTTCTATCAGGCAGAATGCCTACAAGAGAAACAAATGCTCATGTGTTGAATTTTACAGGTAGTGGAAGTGCTTATAACGGAATTATTGTTAAAACAAATAGTAGTAATAGTGCAAGTGATACACCTTACTGGAATGCTTATAGCACTGAGGGTCTAAATGCTAATATTGGAAACTTCACAGCCAATGCAGATTTTAAAATTGCTTTCGTGCAATCGGTTTCAGCAGGCGGGACATTAGGATGTGTAAATGGTGGTAGTGTTGGTAGCAGTGGTACTACATATGTAACACCCGATCAAATGACGCTAGGACAATATGATAACGCAAGTGGTAATTTTGGTATGAATGGGTCAATCAAATATGTTTACCTATTTAATTCAGATATTGGTACATCATCAATGCAAAGTTTAACTTCATAGGAGATAATAAATAATGGGAAACACAGTTATACAAAGTGAACAGATTGCAGATGACGCAGTTACAGGGGCAAAAATTGAAAATGCTGTCACAATTGCTACTTCTGTTACAAGCCCGTTAGTAGACGGACAAAATTTTAAAGTGAACGGAGCCCAAGGAACAGACGGGCAATTATTAACATCTACTGGATCTGGAGTAGCGTGGGAAGACGCACCTGCCAGTGGACCATCAAAAGGATTAGCTATAGCATTTAGCTTAATCTTTTAGGAGAACTATATGGCAACACCAAATATAGCAAACGTAGCGACAGTAAAACCAGTATTTAAAGCTGGTGTGCTTGGCACTTCTGCTGCTGATATATGTGATGTACCAGCAGAGTCTTGTTATAAAATAGACAGCATTTATGTAAGTAACGCTGATGGTACAAATACTGCCACCTGTGAAATTTCAATAAGTGCTGATAATGGAAGTAACAACTACACATTGTGTAAAGCACTCGTTGTCCCACCCGGAGCAACAATTGCATTGTTAACTACCCCACTATTTTTAGATGAAACAGACTTAATAAAAGGACATGCTAGTGCCGCCAGTGATGTAAATTATCACATCTCAGGCACAGAACTCATAGATTAATGATTAATACCTTTGACGTCTATGCTTCGGATTTGCAAACAGCAATGAATATGCTGAAATCAGCTGGTGCTCACTATTATACAAAACCCAATGCAGGCTCTTACAACATAACGGACGTTGAAAAAGGAATAAAATCAAACGAATATAACAGAGCCTACGCACCGACATCTGATTATAGAGAGCAGACAGCACAGACAAACGGAAAAAGAAGTGCGGTAATTTTAACTGGTAGCCTGTATCTTAATGGTAATTTTGCGGGCATGTATGATTATGCATATATTAACGGTAATACAACTTTAAACACAGAAGAGTATCCCAAAGTACAGCATTGGTTTACAGACAATGCAGACACTCATTGGGCGTTAGTATGTGTAGATGGAACTCTAACAACAGATAACAGAATTATAATAAAACCACCAGTTAGAAAATTAGGTTTTGTATTACACACTGATGGTTCATTTACGCATAACGGACTTATATCTATGACAAATAGAGGTGCAAACCATAGTGGCACGGGTAATTCTATGGGATATACAGCACCAGTTGCTATACCAGTCAAAAGTGGCATAACCATACCCGCAGCAGGTGGGGCTGGTGGAGCTCGCCGCTCGGAAACATCAGCCGGTAGTATTTCCAAAAATAATGGTGGCACAGCAACTAACGGTACTGGCGGTGGTGGCAGCGGTGCATCTTTTCCAGTAGTTAGTGGTTCAACCGTATCAGGTAAAGGAGTAGCAGGAACTTGTTTTAGTAGTGGGTCGGGTGGTGGTTCAATTATGCAATATCACGCATCTACAAGTGGTGCAGACCAATCAGGTGAAACCATGGATGCGATAGCCAATGGTGGAGCAGGTGGTAATGCCGTTGACCGATCTAGTGTTTATGGACAAATGGGTGGATCTGGTAATCCTGCAGGTTGCATAAGAGGTTCAGATGGTATAACAACTTTAAACTTTTGGGGTGGTCAAAGTGGTAATATAAACCCTCAACCATTTCACTATTACGGATATGGAGAAGATGTAAACATTGAAGATAAAAGAGCAGCAATAGGAAACAGCTACTATCTTTCAAGACCATATTCACCTATAGACAATACATTTGATGGAACCGCAGGGTGTTTATACATATTTGTAAACGGCACATGGTCAGGAACAGGCAAGGCATATTCACAAGGACAAGGAACAGGTAATGCCCATGACGGCGTTTCGGGTGCAGGCGGTGGTTGTTGCGGCGGTGGTGTAGTTTGCATTCTTTCAAACAGCACTTCAGGTGGACCTAGTTCAGTTGTAATAGGTGGACCTGAAGGAAATAATTATGGCGGTGGTCCAGGTGGTGCAGGCTCAGCGATTAGAGGTACTTTCTAATGGCTAAGTATTTCATACACAATAACGAACAAGAACTAACTATGGGCAGCCCTTATCATAATTTATTAGGCAATGTGCCGTCAGGTTGGACAGTAGTTGAATACCAAAATGAAGGAGAGCAAGCAGATGTTTCTGATGCAGCATTAGCTATAGAGTCTGAGACAAAAATAAACATAATTGGTACACCATCCATAGTAGTTGAATTAAATTGCTATACAGGGTTAAGAGATTCAAACGGAGATGAGATTACAACCAAAGCTAATAGGTGGGTATGCATCCCAGTTAACACAGCAAGTAGTTGGACTACCATAACCAATTCAATGACAGAATGGGTGGCTATGGACGATCAAGCTCATGATGACTTAATAGCTATGGGTAAACCTTCGTAATGGCTACAGCAAAAGAATCAATGGCAAAAATAGCAGCGCACGAACGCGAATGTTCTGTGCGGTATGAAAACATTGAAAAAAGATTAGACAGAGGGGCCGACAAGTTTGAGGCTATGGACGCAAAATTTACTAGATATATAGTAGGTCTTTATGTCCTAATTATAGCTGCAAGCGGTATTGATAGAATCTTTTCTTAAACACATATAATAAATAAGGAGTATTTAAATGGAAAAAAATCAAATACAAGAAGTAACTTTCGATGGTGAAACTTACAGCATTGAAAATCTAACACCTAGAGCTATTGAAGCTTTTAACACCCTATTTAAAGGACAACAAAAACTTAACGATCTTGCTATAGAAGTTAGGCTAGCACAGTCAGGTATATCTGCACTAACAGGAGATCTTAGAATTATTTTAAAAGAAGATAAAATAAAATCCACTGTTAAAGTAAAAGAAGAAAAGGAGTAACTATGAATATTGAAAAATGCAAAGCTGAAATAAAACGTCATGAAGGCGAGGTCTTAGAAATCTATGAAGATAGTTTAGGTTATAAAACATTGGGTGTAGGCCATTTGTGTCAGCCAAACGACCCCGAATACAATTGGGAAATAGGCACACCTGTAACTCAAGAGGTAGTAGATCTATACTACGAAGATGATTTTAAAAAACACCTTGACGAAGCAATTCACGTGTTTGGTGATGAGAAAGATTTTTATTCGTTGCCCGAAGATATACAACACGTGTTAGTAAACATGTGTTTTAATTTAGGTGGCACGAGAATGTCTAACTTTCGGAATATGTTGTCAGCTTGTAGAGAACATGACTGGAAAAAAATGGCTGCTGAAATGGAAGACAGCAGATGGTTTAAACAAGTAGGAAGAAGGAGTCTAGAACTACAAGCATTAGTTCTTAATACTGTATAATGAAAAAATGGCTTATTATAAACTTATTACATTTGGAGGTCTTGCACCTAGAATATCGCCACGCCTTTTAGGAGATACGCTTGCTCAAACAGCAACTGATGTAAACCTTGAAACTGGCAGGCTAGTTCCTGTCAAAGATAACTCTACTACTAACCCATCTAGTGGAGTTTCTACTTTAGCGAGCACAACCAAAAACGCTATATTTAAATATACAGATTCTCCTGAGCGTTGGTTGCAATTTGAAGATGACGTAAATGTCGTGCGTGGGCCAGTGCCCGGAGACACTAACGACACGATTTATTGGTCGGGTGAAGCATTTCCTAAAATGGGTAGAAGTTCTGATATTATTGGATCTGCACCTTATCCTAGTGGTTTCTACAGACTAGGTATA